CAGCAGATCAACGCCGTGATGACGGGGCTGGCGAGTTTCAAGCGCAACCGCCCGCCGGGCACGGGCGTCGCGAACTCGGACTACGGCGACGACGGGCGGCAGTCGGCGCGCCAGCCGCTCACGATCATGCCCGGCTACGTGCTCCCCGACGACGTCGGCCCGATCGAGATGCCGCGGGCCGGGCAGGCCTTGGGCGAGTACATGACCCAGCTGATGGAGTGGGTCAACCTCATCCTGCCCAAGGTGCTCCAGGGCGTCGTCGACACGACCGACTCGGGCTACCAGCTGGCGCTCGCGGCGCGCTTAGGAAGAGTTGCGTTCGACCCGATCGTGGCGAACCTGCGGACCGCGATGGCGCGGCGGACGTCGTTCGAGTCGTGGTGCATCGAGCACGAGATCGGCGAGACCGTCTACGCGGTCGGCGTGCCGGTCAAGCGCGCCGGCGAAAGGAGTGCGCCGCAGGGGACCGTGCTCGCGATCGGGCCGGCGGACCTGAAGGGCATCCACCGCTACAAGGTCTACCTCGAGCCCGAGGACAAGGCGTCCGAGTTGGTGGAAGTCAGGAAACATGCGGAAATGGTCCAGGCCGGCTTCGAGGCGCGCTCGCAGGCCATCGAGGCGTTAGGGGGGAACTGGGAGGAGGTGGAGTTGGCCCGCACGGTCGAGGAGATCATGGCCGACCCCGCCATCAAGGCGCAGTTGAAGCAGCGCGTGCTCCAGAAGATCGGCCAGTTGCAGCAGAGCCAGGTCGCCGCCGCCGATCAGGCGCTCGCGGTCGCCGCGGGTGGCGCACCTCCTGGCCCCGGCCCGGGGGCGCCCGTTCCCCCCGGGGCGCTCGGGCCTCCACCCGGCGCCCCGGGGATGCCGCTGGTGGGGCAGCCCGGTGGGCCGCAAGCGGGATCCGCTCTTGGTGGCATGGGCGACGTGTCCTTCGCCGGCCAGGGGATGCCGTTCGCGCCGCCGGGGCCGGGCGTGCCGGCGATCCCGGCGAATGCGCCGACCTTCCCGGGTGGGTTGCCGGGGACGCCGGCCGGGGCGCCGGGGTTCTCGCCGGGGATGAACGTGCAGCCGAATCCGGCCCAGCCGGGGATCGGACCGCTCGGCCGTGGCTAGGGAGCGCTCGCGTGGCTAGGGAGCGTGCGTTCACCCGTGCGTTCAACCGCCTCTACGACTGGCACCTCGCCGAGGCGCTCGCCGCCGCGGAGGCCGCGCACGGGCGGCCGGTCCTGCTCTGCGCGGGCGCGGACGGCGTCGCGTGCATCGACCTGCACGGCGGCCTGCTCGAGCGCGACCGGGCGGACCTCGACCAGTCGGTGGAGGACGGCGTGCTCGAGCCGGCGCCCCCCGTCACCGACGCCGACGGCGCCGTCCACGACGCCTGGCGCCTGAGCCCGACCGCGCGCCGCCTCTTCGCGCGGGTGCGCGCCCGTGCCTAGGCCGGGCCAGGCCGCCGACCGGGTCGCGGCCGAGGTGAGCGACCGCCTCGAGCGCCTCGCGAGCGCCGCCGCCGACGCCATCCTCGGCTCCCTCTACGCGCCCCAGGTCGCCACGCCAACCCGCGCCCAGTCGCTCGCCTACTGGAAGCCCTACTTCTTCACCCCCGACGGCGCCGTCAACCAGCCCGGGCGCGACCAGGTGGTGCAGCAGGTCGGCGGCGCCGAGTACGCCGAGATCGCCCGCGGGCTGGCGAAGGAATTGCGCGACCAGCACGACGCCCACGCCCGGTTGCTGCGCCTGGTCCGACCGCCCGAGATGAGAGCGGCGCCGACCACCTTCGGCCCGCGCACCACACCCCAGGAGGCCGCCTGATGGAGGACGACGCCAAGGTCGTCCAGACCCGCGACGGACCGAAGACCCTCGGCGAGGTCCGCGCCGGCGTCACCGCCGCCGGCTACTCGGGGCCGATGGACGAGGCGTCCGTGGTCGGCGCCTACGACCGCGCCGGGCAGTCCAGCGCCGGCCCCTCGAGCGCGGGCGGCCCGCCGGGCCTCAACACCGGGGCGGCCTCGGCCGCCGACGCGGCGGTGGCGAACTGGATCGCCTGGATGCGCCTCAACCTGGTCGACGTGCGGTCCCTCGATTTGCAGGAGGCGCGCGACGTCTGGAAGCGCGCCTACGACCAGGCGACCCTGTCGGGCTACACGCCCGGCCCCTCCTACGCCGGCACCGGCCAGAAGGCGCTCGACGCCATCGCCGCGCTGCGGTCCAACCCGGCCTACCAGCAGGCCGTCCAGGCCAACGACGGCGAGACCGCCCGGCAGATGGAGGCCAACACGCTCGCCCAGACGCTCGGGATGGACCCCGCCCAGGCGCGCGCGGCCATCGAGCGCCTGCGCGCGATGACGGCCTCGACCGGCCAGCCCTCCTCGAAGGAACTGGTCGAGCAGGTGCTCGGGCAGGTGCCCGGCACGCCGACCCTCGAGCGCGAGCGCCTCCAGAACCAGACGACCACCGACGTGCTCCGCATCCTCCAGGGCGCGCGTGGGCCGGAGAACGCCTTCGTCTACGCCGAGACGCTGGCGAACATCCCGCCCAGCATGCGGGCCAACATCCAGGCCGCGATGGGGCGCCTGCCGCTGACCGCCCAGAACCCGGCCCAGAGAGGGATGCTCGGGGACGTCGGCGTGTACGGGCAGGGCGCTGGGGCGCCCGTCGGTGCGTACCCGGCCGGCTACGGGCCGCGCACCGGACCCGCGCCCGGCTACAGCGGCTACGCCGACACCTACCCCGGCGCGCCGGCGCCCAACTACAACCCGAGCGGCATCCCCAAGACGGGCGCCACCGCGCAGACGTACACGGGCGCCGGCTGGCAGGCGCTCAGCACGACGCCGGTGCAGTCGGCGCAGATGCAGGCGCAGGCGCAGGCGCAGGCCGCCGCCGGCACGCCGATGGGCACGCGGCCCAATCCGTACGGCTGGGAATCGGCCAACGTCCCGCAACCCGGCGCCAACCAGTACGCCACCGCCGCCTACGGCCCGCGCACGTCCCCGGCCGTCGCCGCCGGGATGACCGCCCCGTCGCAACTGTCGCCGACCGACGTGAATCGGACTGACCCGTATGCAATGTCCCTCTACTACGCCGGCCTGGAGCACCAGGGCGAGGACATCAACTCCGCGAAGTGGCGCTACGCGAACAGTTTGCCTCGGGCTGTTGGACCTCGCCACGCCTCGTACCAGGCGGCCTAATGGCTCTTCCGGCGATCCGGTCCTCTCCCCTTCGCCCACATGTCCGCCACGTTGTCGGCCGCCGTGCCGTTGAAGAGGTGCGAGGGGCGCACACAACGGCGGTTGTCGCATGCGTGGCAGGCGAAGATCGGCCAGTCGCCGTGGATCAGACGCCAAACCAGTCGGGTCACGGCGTACGGCCGGGTGCGTCCATCCTCCGTGATCGACAGGACGCCGTAGCCTCCTGGGTTCACGCACCCCGTCCACTCCCAGCACCCCTCCCCGCCGTAGTCCACCTGCCGCCAGATGCGCGACCAGAGCGGCTCGGTGGGGCGACTGAGGTTCGAGCAGAGGATGCTGCAGTAGACGTTCGCCCGGGACGCGAGTTGCGACGGGGTGCGGTAGACGGCTCTGCCGCACCGCGGGCAGACGCAGTTGGGTGCGAGCAGTTTGGTCAGGCCGCACGATCGACTGCACCGCCGACCGCGTCCCCGCCGCGCGTCGGCCTGCGTCATCTCGAACGCCTTGCCGCAGACCTCGCACACGCACGGGATGCGTGGTTGTGGCTTCCGTCCCGGCCGGCCTCGCGGCCTGGGTGCCGGGGGTGGTGGTGGCTCGTGACTCGCCGCGTGTCCCTCGGGCGTCACGTACTTCCAGGTCCGGTGTTGCAGGATCTTCCAAATCGCGGGTTTGTCGACGCCGAACTCCCGCGCGAGATCCACTTGCGTGACGCCGCCGGCCGCGTAGCGTGCCCGGATGGCGCGGACCTGATCCTCGGTCAGTTTCGTCTTGTGGTTCTGGGCGCCACGCGCCAGTCGGTCGGGGCGGGTCCGCGACGGATTGCGGTCACCCGCCGTCGATCTGCCCTTCCGCACCATGTCGGCCACGTTGTCCTGCACGGTGCCGAGGAAGAGGTGGTCGGGGTTGCAGCAGGCGCGGTAGGTCGTGTCTCCGGGCGGGAACTCGGCGTCGCAGGCGTGGCAGACGAACAGCCCCGGCGGGATTGGCCCGCGCAGGAGCGTCCACACCAGGCGGTGGACGCACCAGGCGCGACGGCCGACCGTGATGCGTCCGTAGCCGCCGGAGAACCGGTCGCCGGTCCACCACCAGTGGGTGTCGGTCTTGTCGATCAGCGGCCAGAGCCGCTCGATCAGGCGCGCGGGGATAGACTCATCCTGCATCGCAAACCTCAGTCGTTTGTGGTGCCACGCTCCCGGCTGTTCCACCAGCGCGGGAGCACTCACATTATAGCAAGTAGCCAGGCAGCCTGAGATGCCGACGGCCCTTCCTCCAATCCCGCAGGACCAGTTCGACCAGCACAACCAGGATCAGTTCGCGCAGACCGCCGCCGCGCACGCCGCGCAGGTGGACGCCGCCCGGCAGCAGCAGGACCAGGCCGCCCAGCAGGAGTTCGCCCGCACCGCCGACGCCCAACGGGGCGCGATCCGCGACCAGCAGGCGACCGCGGACGCCCGGCGTGCCTTCTACGACACCGCCGACCAGCACGCCGCCGCGGTGGCGAGCGCCCGCGCCCCGGTGGCGCCGGCCGCTTCGCAGCCCGAGGCCGTCGGGGCGACGGGGGTCGGTGCCGATCCGCTCCAGCGCGTCTACGCCGATGCGCGGGCGGCCGGCCTGGACGACGCGGGCGCCCGCGCCGCCGTCGCCGTCGCCGCGACCGAGGGCGGGATGGGCGGCACGCAGGGCGACGTGGCGAAGGGCGGCAGTCGCGGCACGTTCCAGCTGTTCTTCGGCGGCGGGATGGGCAACGAGTACGCGCGGTCGCGCGGCATCAGCGAGCAGCAGGCCGACGCCGAATTGGCCGCCGATCCCCACTCGGCCAACCGCTGGGCGCTCGCGGGCTACCTCGGCCAGGCGATCAAGCAGGGACAGGCCCAGGGACTGACCGGCGCGGACCTCGCCAGCTACGCGCAGCGGGTCGGGCAGCGCAGCGTCGACCCCGAGCGCGCCGGCGCCAACTACCAGGCAGCGCAGGACGCGCTAGGAGCCTCGCCAGGTGGGGGGACGCCCACGGAGTCGGTTTTGGGCTCTGCCCCCGCTCCTGGGGCAGAATCGACGCAGTTTCAAGGCCAACGAACGCCCGTTCGCGCCGAGGCGGTCGGCCAGTTCGAGCAGGGCCTGCCCTACGAGGAGGCCGCCGCCATCTGCGGGCCGGTCGCGGCGCTCGCCTTCGCGCAAGCGAACGGGCGCAACCCCGACCTTGGAGAAGCACGCCGCCTGGCGCGGGCGCGCGGGTGGACGCCCGAGGGCGGGATGAACGGCGTCGCCAACGAGCAGGCGCTCCTCTCCGACCTGGGCGTGGCCTCCCGACTCGACGCCAACCCCGACTTCGGCGAGGTCGCCCACGACGCCGCCTCCGGGAACCCCGTGATCGTCTCGACGCCCCGGCACTACTACTACGTCAACGGCTACGACGCGGCCACGGGCCGCCTGCGGGTCGGCAAGACCGGCGAGGCGCGGCGGGGCGGGAGCGCGTGGATGAGCGCGCAGGAGATCGCCGACCTCGACGGCGGGATCAACGGCGTGCTCTACGTCGACAACCCGCGCTCGCCGACCCCGAGCGTGGCCGCCGACAACGGCGTGAGCACCGCGGGCGACCGGCCGCCGTCCGCGTTCGAGCAGCCGGCGCCCCCGTTCCGGGACAAGTCGTTCACGGGCGTGCCCGAGGCGGTCGTCGAGGAGGACCAGGCCGAGCAGGAACCGCTGACGCCCAACCGGCCGCCGTTCGGGCTCGAGGGCCTGGCGAACCTGGGCGGGCCCTTCGGCGCGCGCGTGCCGTACCTGCCGCCCAACGTCTCGCCCAACGTGGCGCCGCCGTCCCGGCGCGAGCAGGAGCGGGTGCAGCGGGGCGAGGTGCCGGCCACCGGCGAGGACATCGTCGGCCGGGGCGCCGGCACCCTCCAGCGCATCACCTCCGGGGAGGAGCCGCTCGACTTCTCGAACCCGGGCGCGGCCGTCCAGTCGATCGTGAAGGTCGTCGGCGCCGCGCTCGACGGGGGACTGCTCGGCCAGTTCCTGACCCGGCAGGGCCAGTCCGAGCCGGGCGTGCTCGCCGAGATGCTGCGCCCCGGCGCGGCCGCCGAGGCCGAGGCGACCACCGCCGCCCAGGAGGCGCGCGGTGGGACGGGCGGCGGGCGGGTCGGCGGGGCCGTCAGCGCGGCCGGCCTGGGCGAGGACGTCCCGGGCCCCGGCGACTTCGCCGCCTGGATGCAGCGCAAGAAGGACGAGGCGGCCGGCAAGCCGACCAAACCCGCCCAGCGTTCCCCGATGGGGATGCGCGCCCAGGAGGAAGCGGCGCGGCAGCGGGCGCTCGAGGAGGGCTTCCTCGTCTCCGACGAGGAAGCGGCGCGCGCCCGCGCGACCGAGCCGGGTCTGTTCTCCGAGGAGGCGCCGGCGACCGCGGCCGATGTCGCCGCGCTGCGGAGCCGGATCCCGGTCTGGGCCCAGCCGCCGCCCGAGGCCGGCGCCGCGCCGGCGCTGCGCGCGGTCGAGGGTGGGCGCCCCGGCGAGGGCCTGGCGCAGACCGTCGAGACCGCCGGCCGCGCCACGCCGCAGCGGGTCGTGACCGACGTCGGGGCTCAGCGGGCGCCGATTGAGGTGACCCCGCCGGGCGTCGCGACCGAGCGGGCGCTGGCGCGGCCGACGACCACGCGGGCCCAGCAACTCGAGGACGCCGCGGATCGCCTGGTGCGCGAGGCCTACGACCGCAACCACGCGCTGCGCGAGGTCGACGCGCTGGTCGGCAACGACCGCCTGACCGGCGCCCACGCCGCCGCCCAGATCGTCCCCGGCGCCGTCGCCGCCGGCGAGGACCTCGTCCGCACGCGCGTGCTCCCGGTCCTCGACCGGCTCGGCTCCGACGTGCCCGTGCTCGAGCGTCTCTGGTTCCTCAAGTCGGCCGAGGACCTGGCCGCCCGCTCCCCCGGCGTGCGCCTCCCCGGTGGCGTGAACGGGGCCGCCGGGGTCCAGCAAGAACTCAAGGCGCTGGTGAGCCGCTACGGGCCCGAGCGCGTCGCCCGCGCCGACGCGGCGATGCGCGAGCTGAACGCGCTCAACGACGAGTTGCGCCTGAGGCCGCTCCTCGACGCCGGCCTGATCTCGCCCGCGCAGTACCGCGACTACCGCGTCAACAACCCGCACTACCTGCCGTTCCACCGCTACGACTACGCCGGCGAGGGCGTCGGCCACCTGCTGCCGCCCCGCGGCCCCGCCTCGGCGAGCGCGGTCGACCTGGGCAAGCGCAGCCTGGTCGGGTCGACTAGGCCGCTCGACGACCCGGTCGCGCGCTGGATGGCCGACCTCATCGACACCCAGAAGCGGGTCTTCCAGAACCGCGCGTCCCGCGAGATGGTCGACGGACTGGTCGCCGCCGACCGCCAGGGGGCCGGGCACGACGTCCTGGTCGGGACGCGCGAGGCGCTCGAGCGCGCGGGCCGGGGCGCCGAGACGCGCGAGCGCGGGGTCGTGCGCTTCTACGACCCCGCGCAGCCCGGCGTCGAGCAACTCGCCGACGTGCCGAAGGTCTTCGCCGACATCGCCAAGGGGTCCGAGGCCGAGCCGTCGAGCCTGTTCCTGCGGATCGCGTCCGCGCTGGCGATGCCGCTGCGGGCCGGCGCGACCGCCTACAACCTGGCCTTCCTGCCGCGCAACATCCTGCGCGACGCCCAGTCCGCCTACGTCAAGGAGGGGATCAAGCTCTGGTCGCCCGAGATGCTGGCCGGGTGGAAGGCCGCCATCGCGAAGAACGCCGACTTCTCCGAGGCCGCGGCATCCGGCGCCCTCGGCGGGGGCCTGCTCGAGTCCCGCCGCACGCAGGACGTCCTCGCCCGCGCCCGGTCCCTGCGCGGCGGGATCGAGGTCCGCGACGCGCGCGACGCCGTGCTGCTGCTGCCGCGCCTGCTGGGCAAGGCGACCGCGCCCGTGATGCGCGCCAACGAGATCGCCGAGCAGGCGCCGCGCTTGGCGACCTTCCTGAAGGCGCGCGCCGAGGGGGCGACGACCCGCGAGGCGGCGGTGCGGGCCCGCGACGTCACGGTGGATTTCTCCAAGTCGGGCAACTTCGTCAAGATGATGAACCAGATGGTCCCGTTCCTGAACGCGCGCGTCCAGGGGACCGCCAACACGCTGCGCCTCGCCCGCGACAACAAGGCCCAGTTCGCCGCCCGCGCGGCGGCGCCGGCGGCGGTGCTCTCGACGGCGGCGTACCTGTGGAACAAGCGCTACGACTCCTCGGCGTCGATCCCCGACTCCGAGTGGGACCGCAACTGGGTCTTCCAGTTCGGCGAGGCCGAGGAGGCGCCCGATCCCCGGATGCCCGACGCGCCGCCGCAGAAGATCCCCCTCTACGTGAAGATCCCCAAGGGCGACGCCGGCGCGCTGGTGTCGGCCCCCATCGAGGCCATGCTGCGCCTGGCCGACGCGCGCAACGACCGCTCGGCGGCGGAGCTGTTCCTGCACGCCGGCGCGGCCGCCACGCGCGGCCTCTCGCCGGTCGAGCCGAACGTGCCGGGCCTGGCGGCGGCGCTCACCCCGCCGCTGGCCGCGACCGCCTCCGCGATCCAGGCCAACTACGACCCGTTCCGCCAGCGCCCGATCGTGCCGCAGGGCGAGGCCGGCCGGCCGGCCGAGGAGCAGTTCGGGCCCGAGACCTCCGAGACCGCGGTCGCGCTCGGCCGGCAATTCGGCGTCTCACCCCGCATGATCGAGTACGCGATCAGGAACTACACCGGCGGCGCGGGCGCGCAGGGCCTCTGGGCGCTCGACCTGGGCTTGGGCGCGCTCGGCTACCACCCCGAGGTGCCCGGCGAGGCGCGGCGCCAGGCGACCACGCTCGCCCAGGAGGCGGCCCGCGCGCCGGGCGTCTCGGGGCTGGTCGGCGCGCTCAACGTCGGCCCGCAGCAACTCGGCCGCGCGCACTTCGAGGCGGCTGTGACCGAGACGCAGCGCGCCTTCTACGACCTGCCGGACACCCGGCGCCTGGGCCTCAACTTCGGTCCGGTCGCCGACGCGGTGGAGAACGTGGTCCTCGAGCCGGCGGAGCGGGTCGACTACCAACGCCGCGCGCTGGAGTACGCGACCGACAACCTCGACCGCGTGCAGAACCGCGCGAGCTACGAGAACGCGGACGACGCCGGCAAGCGCAAACTGGCCGCCGACGCTATCGAGGCGGGGCGGCGGCGGGCGGCCCAGGAGATCCTGAAGGAGATCCCGTCGGGCGACCGGCGCGAGCGGCGGCGGATCCCGTGACCGGGCGCCGCGGACCGTACCGCCAGTCGTACACGAGCCAGGCGACGGCGAAGAACGGCACGAGCGTGACCGCGTACGTCCAGAGCCAGGCGCGGTCGACGTACGCCGCGACCACGGCACCGATCAGCCACAGAATCGCGGCTTCGTCGAGCCAACGCTGCCTGCTCACGGCGCAATCGTAGACGAGTCGCGGAGGAGGACGCACATGCCGGGCGCGCAAGACCCCAAGGGCATCCGCGAGGTCACCAAGCCCAAGCAGGTCGACGCACCGCCCGGCACGCCCCAGACCGGCGTGCTGGGTGCGGTCGGGCTCGGGTCGGTCCCGAAGTGGTGGCACTGGCAGGTCACCCGCAACGACGGCACCTACACCGTCTACGAGGGACCGAACCCGCCCGACCCGACCACGGGGCAGGCCGAGGGCGCGGTGTCGCGCGGCACCGCGACCGACGACGAGGTCAAGAAGGAGTGGGACAAGGGCGAGACCGCGCGCGGCGAGGGGCGGATCATCACCGGCCCCGACGGGCGCAAGTACCGCGTCAGTGGCGACACGATGACCCCGCTCGAGGGGCAGACCGACCAACCCCGCTACCGCACCTTCCCCGACGGGAGTCTGCGCGTCGAGGACCCCCAGGCCCCCGACGGCTGGCGCATCGTCGCCACCAAGCCGCAGGGGCCGACCCTCAACCAGGCCCCCAACCTCGAGCGACTGCCCGACGGCTCGCTGGCCTCGTGGAACCCGGCGACCAGCAAGTGGGACGTCCAGTTCCCGGCCGCCGTCAAACCCGGGGCGCTGGGCGACATCGGCAAGGCACCCGCCGCCCGCCCCGGCCAGCGCACCGACCTCACCGCCGTCTACGCCGCCCACGAGCTCCTGCGGAGCCAGCTCGAGGCGAAGGCCACCGCCGACCCGTCCTTCTGGCCGCAGGCGCAGCAGCTCCTGGTTCAGGACTTCGAGCAGAACGTCAAGCCCGCCCTCGCCCGCGCCAACCAGGAGGTCACCGACTACGCCGCCACCCAGGCCCAGCGCCAGCACGACGCCGACGTCCGCGCCCAGACCGCCACCGACCGCGCCAACGACATCCGCCAGCAGGAGCTCGAGCAGACCGTCCGCTCCAACGCCCAGACCCAGGCGCTCGGCCTGGCGAAGATGCAGGTCGACCCCTCCTTCTCGCCGTCGCTGGCGGGCATCTACAACCGGATCATCCCCGGAGCGTTCCAACCGGGCGCGTTCAACGTCAACCTGCCCAACCTCGACGCCGTCGCCGACGCCGCCGTCCGGCGCGCGGTCGCCCTGCACCAGACCACCGTGCCGCCGCTCCCGACCGCCGGCGCCATCACGTCGTCCTCGGCGTCGACGATGGGCCTCGGTCCGGTCCCGCCGGTCGGGGCGCGTCCGGGTGGGGCGGTCCCGACCGGGCTGCCACCCGTGGCCGACCCGCTCGCGCGCCTGAATCAGCTGAGCGGTGGCCCGGGGGCGCCGCCGCAGTACTAGCCCCGTTGCGCCCGCCGCGCGCGGTCGCTACACTGGCCGCGACGAGGTCGAGAGACCTCCAAGCAGCACCCCCCACCGGGGCCCTGCGCGGCGGCTGACTGCCGCCGGCGGGGTCCTCGTCGCCTCCGGGGGGAGCGCGTGGACCCGCAGACCGACGCCCCGGCCCAACCGGCCGAGGAGCCTCAGTCCTCGGAGACGCCCGCCGCTTCGCCGCCCGCGCGGGAGCCCGCCAACGGCCTGATGAACCGGTTCCTGCGGGGACTGGGCTGGGGCCGCGACGCGGAGCCTTCCGCCGACGAGGCCGCGGAGCCCGCGCCGTCCGAGCCAGGAGCGGAGCCAGCGCCCGAGCGACCTGTCACACCCCCAGCGGCCGAGGCGCCGCGCACGTTCACGGAGGACGAGTTCCGCCGGGCCGTCCAGTCGGCCAAGGACCGCGAGCTCGTGCAAGAACGCCGCCGCGACGCCCTCGGCCGCGCCGAACAGGGCGACATCGCCCCCATCCGGTCGCTGGCCGAGCGGGGCGACGCCTGGGCCAAGCAGCAATTAGCCGAGCGGGGCGAGACCTGGGCCCTCGGCGAGATCCACGAGCGGGAACTCCGCGAGCAGGCCAAAGCCGCCGCCGACCCGCTGCCGGGCATCGCGGCCGACTTCGACCGCTCGGTCGTGTGGCCGATCCTGGCCGCGCTCCCGCTCGCGGAGGAGCAGCGCATCGTCGGCCCCGACGGCATCCAGGGGATGGACGGCCGCCAGCGGGCGATGGACGAGGCCGTCAAGGTCATCCAGCGCGAAGCCGCGAAGACCGCCGCCGAGGCCGCCGTCACGAAGGCGCTCGCCGACGAGGACTTCGTCGCGCAGCTGCTCAAGTCCACCGCCTTCCGCGAGGCGCTCGTGAAGGTGCCGGCCGCCAACAAGCAGTTCCGCGCCTACTTCCGCGGCGAGCGCGAGGAGGGCGACATCGCCCCCGCCGTCGCGTCGAGTCGGCGCCGCGAGAACGACTTCATGAACGACCTGCTGCGCGGCCTCCCGGTCGCCGGCACGGACACGGACGAATAGGAAAGAGCACCGATGGCGATCATCTCCCGCGCCGCCGGCGTCGGCGCCTCGTTAATCCCGGAAGACTACTCGAGAGGCATCATCAAGAACGTCACGCAGAACTCGGCCGCGCTGCGCCTGCTCTCGCGCCGGCGGATGACGCGGCAGATCCAGCGCATGAGCGTGCTGACCGCCAAGCCGACGGCGGCGTTCGTGACCGCGGGGACGGCGCCCTTCGACTCGACCGACGTCGGGCAAAAGTCGGTCTCGCGCCTGACCTGGGCGGACCTGACGATGACCGCCGAGCCGGTCGCGGTCATCGTGATCGTGCCGGACCACTTCTACGAAGATCAAGCCTACGACCTCTGGGGCGAGATCCGCTCCGAGTGCGAGGAGGCCATCGCCGCCGCCATCGACGCGGCGGTGTTCTTCGGCACCAACGCCCCCGCCTCCTGGCCGCTCTCCATCAACGCCCACGCCTCCGCCACCACCGGGACGCCCAACGTCGTCACCGCCGGCACCGGCGTGGACCTCGCAGCTGATCTCAATAACGCGATGGGCGCGGTCGAGGCGGACGGGTTCTACCCGAATGGGTGGCTCTACGACCTGCGCGAGAAGGCAACCCTGCGCGGCCTGCGCGACCAGAACCGCCAGTTCCTTTACGCGATGCGCGGGCCGGCCAACACCGGCCTGCAGAACGCCGGCGACGACGACGAGATCAGTGCGCGCGTGCGGGACGTCAGACAAAACGGGGAGATCTGGAACCTGCCCGCCTACACGAGCGCGATGGGCCTCGCCTTCGGCACCGCGACCGGCAACACCCGCTACATCACCGGCGACTTCGACCGCGCCTTCATCGGCATCCGCACCGACGTCCGCGTCAAGATGCTCGACCAGGCCACGCTCGTCGATGGCTCGGATACGTGGAACCTCGCGCAACGCGACACGACCGCGATGCGGTTGGTGACCCGCGTGGCCTACGTCACCAGCAACCCGATCACGCGGCTCCAGCCGACGGCGGCGTCGCGTTCCCCGTTCGCCGTGGTCAAGGTGCCGTAAGGGTGAGCCCGCTCAAGAAGGGCTCGAGCCAGAAGACGATCAGCCAGAACATCAAGACCGAGATGGCGCACGGCAAGCCGCAACGGCAAGCGGTCGCCATCGCGATGCGGCAGGCCGGCGTGCCGAAGAAGGGCAAGTAATGGCCGACGAGCAGACCGTCGACGTCGTCCTGAAGGTCTCGGTCAGCGAGGCCGACGGCTACGGGGGCGCCCACGCCGCCGGCGACACCGTCACCCTGCCCGCCGACGTGGCCGCGGGCCTGGTCGCGGCCGGCGCCGCGGAGCCAGCCGGCACGGCGGCGGCGGAGAAACCCGCCGAGGACGCGCCGGCGGAGTCGGGCGGCGCGACCGGAGCACGGAGTGCTCCTGAACGGCGGCGCGCGCCGTGACGCTCTACGACCCGACGCTGACCGACGACGACATCCCGCGCTCGGCGACCGCCGACGACGCCGTGCGCGCGGCGGTCTACCGCCCGCCGGGTGCGGCGCCGCCCGGGATCCCGACCGGCGCCTACCGCGCGCCGGCCCCCGACGCGCCCGGCCACCTGGCGGTGCGGGCCGGCGACACGATCCGACTTCTGACCGACACGGTCTCGACCGAGCACCGCGCGCCCGACGGCGGGATCAGGTTTCCCCGAGGACTCGTCGTGCTGGTGGACGACCACTACCTCGACGCGCCGACCGCCCGGCGCTGGGTCCGCAACCGCATCGCCGAGCCGTACCCGGGCGGGACGCACGGCGACGTCGTCACCGACGCCGAGCGGGTCGCCGACACGACCGACTTCGACGCCCAGATCGCCCGCCTCGAGCACCTGCGCGCCCGCGCCGTCGCCCGGGCCGAGGAGATCCGTGCCCGCGAGGCCGAGGCGGCCGAGGCCGCCGTGGCCGCCGGCTACGTGCCGGTCGTCCGCCACCGCGACCCCGAGGCGCCGATCGGGATCGAGCCGTACCGCGTGCCGGGCGGCGAGGACCCGCTCGCCGCCTACGGCCTCGACGACTACCCGCTCCTGGCGCTCAAGTACGCCGGCTACCGCACGCCCGAGCAGATCGACGCCGCCACCGACGAGGAGTTGCTCGAGATCAAGGGCGTCGGGACGGCGACGCTCGAGCGCCTGAGAGGACGACGGACGTAGCGCCGTGGACGGGAGCGGTCCGTGACGGTCCAGTTGGCCGGCCTGGAGGCCGAGGTGGCGGCGCGCTGCGGGCCCTTCGAGCTGCGCCTCGCCGCCGCCGCGACGGCGACGACCGTCGTGGTCGACGCGCTGCGCTCGACCATCGCGCTCGGCGGCTACACCGACCGCTACCTCCTGCGGCGCCTGGCGACCGTGCCCGACGACCGGACGCGCCGCGTCGCCGCCTACGACCCCGCGACCGGCACCCTCACCGTCGACCGCGCATGGGCCACGCCGCCGGTCGTGGGCGAGGCGGTCGAATTGATGATCCTCGACCCCGACACGGAATTACGCCCCGCCGTCCTGCGCGGCCTGCGCCGGTGTTTCTTCGTCGAGCGCGCGGCCGTCGAGGCCACGCCCGGCCAGGTCGCCGAGGCCCTCTCGGCCGCCCTCTGGTGGATCACCGACGTGGGGCAGATCCGCGACGTCGAAGCCGGTGTCGGGACCGGCCACGGTCTGCCCCTGCGCTGGTACAGACTGCTCTCCTCCTCCGCCCCCACCGCCGCGCCCGAGGCGGGGGGCCTGCGCGTCACGGCCGAGGTGTCGGGGCTCGGGAGCCCGTCGGCCGTCTACGTCGTCGAGGCGCTGCGGCCCTACGGGACGCTGGTCGACGGGGCCGACGCGCCGAACGGGCCGCAGACCGACGCCGCCGTGCTCGCCTGCCCGGTCGGCTACGCCGCCGCGCTCGGGCACGCCGAGGCGTGGCGCCGCTGCGCGGCCACGCTCGGCCCGATCGCGCGGGCCGGCTACGCCGAGGGGCGCGAGACCGCGATGCGCGAGGTCACCCACCAGGCGCGCGCGCAGTGGTGGTACTGGGACCGCCCCGACCGGATCCGCCTCGGCGACCCCGACGCGGGACGTGAGGCCTGGCCGACCTGGCGCACCGTCGACCGCGACTACACCTGGCACACCCTCGAGCCCCGGATCTGGCGGGCCGTGATGGAGCGCGCGGCGTGACCGAGCGCCTGCTGGATCAGGACGAGCGCGGGCGGACCATCGACCCGGACAGCCGTCACCTGCTGTGCCAGGCCTGCCTGTGCGGGCAGTGCGAACCGGACGGCATGCACGAATCGGAGGAGATGCCGTTCTGCGAGGTCTGCCGTCTGGTCTACCCGCGGACGCTGCTCCGGGCGCTCCTTGACGTGGGCGACTACGCGCTCGGGTTGCGCGCCGGCACCGTCGTCCGCTTCGCCGAAGCCGAACTGGACGTGAGCTCGATCCCCGACCGGGACGTGTCCTGGGTGCGTCTGCTGTCGCCGTCGGGCGTCGGTGTCCCCGTCGCCGGCCACCTGGACGTGCGACTCGACGCCATCGTCTGGGTCGGGTCGGCATGACCTCCTCGCCGTGGCGGCGCCGCGCTCCGCATCCGTGGGATTTGGAAATCGATCTGGGCGACGGGACGGGCTGGCACGGGGCGATGCTGGTGCCGGGGCAGGACGGCCTGCTGGTCGGCCACCAGCCCGAGTACCTGGCCCAGGTGACGCCGACGACCTACGAGTACGGGGCGGCGATGCCGACCCGGGAGGCGACGTTCCTCTTCGGGAAGCTGACCGGCGGCTACGGCCTGCCCGTGCAGTCGAGCGCCCACGACCGCCGCTACCACTACGCGCTCGGCGTCGACTGCTCGATCGGGGGGCGCCCGCGCCTGGGGCCGCAGGTGACCGACCACCCGATCACCGCGCCCGCGACCGGCACCGTCGTGCGCCAGTTCCTGAGTGGGCCCTCGCCCACCGGCGACCAGTTGTACTGCCTGCGCGGCTCGGCGCTGTACCGGCGGGAGGCCGCCGCCTGGGTCCTGATCAAGGACTGGGGACCGGGTGCCAACTACCCGCTGCAGGCGGTGGTGTTCCAGGGGACGACCGGGCCGCGGCGCCTCCTGATCGCGACCGAGGCGGGGGAGCTCTGGTCCTACGACGGCGCCGGCGGCATCGCCGGCCCGGCCGCCTTCACGGGCGGCGAGATGGCCTCCTACATCGCGGTCGTCGGCGACGAGTGCTACATCGCCCGCGGCAACGTCGTGCGCGTCGCGACCGCCGACCCGATGGTCGTCGCACCGCCCTCCTTCGGCGGACCGATCCGGGTTGGGCAGGCCGGCGAGAACGTGACGTACCTGACGGCGGTCGACGACGTCCTCTTCATCTCCAAGACGGATGGCCTGTTCACCCTGAACGCCGACGGCTCGGACAACGACCTGACGCCGGAATTGCGCTCGCGGGCGTCGCCGACCTACGGCGCCAACGCGGTCGCCTGGCGGGACGCGCTCTGGGTGCCCTACGGGGACACGCTGTTCACGCTGCGCCGGGACGGGTCCCTGACGCCGATCGGCCCGGAGCGGATCGTCGACAACACCTCGCCCGTGCGCGGGACGCCGGTCAGTGCGAGTCCCCACGCCGACTGGTTCCTGTACCTGGGCCTCTTCAACCCGGTCACCGGCGACTCGCACCTCCTGAAGTACGGCACCTGGGAGGAGGGCGACGCCGCGTCGGGGTGGCAATTCGCCGACGCCTGGCACGGCTCGCTCGCTTCCTTTTCGGGGCGGCAGGTCTCGCGCCTGGACGTGAGCTACCTGACCTACATCACCGGGCGGCCGACGCTCTGGATCGGGTTCGTCGACGGGATGGTGTCCTCCGTCGTGTTGCCGGCCCGCACGCCCGACCCGGCCCAGGACCCCTCCTGCCGCTTCCAGGGCCTCGGCGGGGGGCAGCTCTACGCGCCGCTGCACGACGCCGGCTTCGCCGCCGACCCGAAAGCCTTCCACGGCCTGACCGCGGTCGGCTCCACCCTGACCGCCACCCAGACCGCGACGGCGCGCTGGGCGGTCGATCCAACCGGGCCCGCGACCGGCGACGCGACGCTCGGCACCTTCACCGCGACCGGCCAGCGCCTCGAGTTCCCCGACCTCACGACGGGTGCTGTCCGCGACGCCGCCGTCGGGCGCCAATTGCGCCTCTGGCTGACGCTCGCGACCACGGACGCGACGAAGACGCCCGTGCTCGACGGGGTCGCGATCCACGCGGCGGCGCGGCCCAACGCCAGCGGCATCACCGGCCAGCCGGCCCGCCTGCGGATGGTCTGGACCTTCACGGTCGCCTGCCGCAACCGGGCCGTGCGCCGCGACGGGGTCCTGTCCCGCACGACCGCCGACGCCGAGCGGGCCCGCTGGCGCTCCGCGACGCTGGCACCCGGCCACGTCCGGATCCGCACGCCGGACGAGGTCGCGGGTGGGTTCGCGGTGATCGAGATCACGGATTCCCTCGCCCCGGACGCCGGCCGGGACGGTTACCAGGCCGATCTCGCCGTGCGCGCGGTCCAGCACCGATAGGAGGACTCCGGTGAGCGACGTCGACACCACCACCCCGATCGTCGGGCTGATCAAGCCGGCCTTCGACGGGCGGGCCGACATCCGCGAGATCAACACCGACATGGACCTCATCGACGCCCGCTTCGGGACGCTGGTCGGCGCGGTCATCAACCCGATGACCGGCGTGGGCGATTTGATCCGGGGCGGCACCGGCGGTGCGCCGACGCGGGTGCCGGCCGGCACCGAGGGCCAGCGCCTGACCGTGGTCGGCGGCGTGCCGGTTTTTCAAACGCCGCCGCCGGACGTGGGGTTCAACAACCCGATGACGACGCCGGCCGACCTCATCGTCGGGGGCGCCGGCGGGACGGCGACGCGCCTGGCGATCGGGGCCGCGACCCAGGTGCTGACGGTCGTCGGCGGCGTGCCGACCTGGCAGGCGCCGGTCTCGGGCGGAATGACCAACCCGATGACGGGCACGGGCGACCTGATCGTCGGCGGCGCCTCGGGGGCGGCCAACCGCCTCGGCGTCGGAACCGGCGGGCAGGTGCTGACCGTGGTCGGCGGGACGGCCGCCTGGCAGAGTTTGCCGCCGGACGTCGGTTTCGCGAATCCCATGACGGCGAGCGGGGACATCATCCGGGGTGGCGCGTCGGGCGCGGCGACGCGGGTGGCGCCGGGGTCGGCCAACCAGGTGCTGACGATCCAGGCGGGCGTGCCGGCCTGGCTGACCGGCGCCGGCCAGGTGCTGATCGGCCCGGTCGGACCGGCGTCGCAGGCGGGGCTGAGCCTCGGGTCGACCGGCGACGTGAACCTCTACCGCACCGCCGCCGACACGCTCGCGACCGACGACGGGCTCCTGGTCGCCGGCGCGGGCGGCCTCGCGGTCTCGGTCGGGGGCGCGACCTTCTCGGGTGGCGGCGTGGTGGTCTCGAGCGCGGGGGGCTTGAGCGTCACGGGCGCGGCCGGCGCCGCGGTCACGACCGGGCCGCTCGCGCTCGGATCCGGGACGCTGGCGACCGTCGGGGCGATGCGGGTCGCCAACGGCTTCGACCTGTGGGGGCGCGGGGTCTCGGGCGTCGGCGACATGCAGATCCTCTCGGCGCTGTCGGGCCAGATCACGCTCGGCGGCACGTCGGTCTCGACGCTGGTCTCGATCCAGTCCGGGGCCGGGGCGCTGGTGATGGTCGACACCGCCGTCAAGGTGCTCGGCACCGGCGCGGGCCTGGTCGTCGGCACCCCGACCGGCGGCAACAAGGGCGCGGGCACGATCAACGCCGTCGCCGTCTACGACGACAATGTACTTCTTACAGACGCCCTGTGGGATCTGTACTACGACGGGGCACTCCGGCCCGAGGACGCGGACGACCCCCGCTGGGCGGACGCGCGGGTGCTGGGCGTCGAAGAGACCGCGGCGTTCACGCGCGCGAACCGCCACCTCCCGACGATGCCGGGCCGCGCCGAGTGGACCGCGACCGGCCCGAAAAGCCTCGGGGCGCTCGTGAGCGGACTCTGGGCCACCGTCGAGCAGTTGCAGATGCACCTGTACGACGCGCACGCGCGGATCGCCGTGCTGGAGGCGCGGTGACGACGACCGTCGTCACCCGCATCCCGGTGACGGTCGGCGTGCTGCTGGACGCGGCGCAGGCCGAGGTCGCGGGCCACGAGCGGGCGCTCGCCCTGGCGCGGCAGCACCTGGGGATGCTGGTGCGCGTCCACCTGGCGAGCGTGGGCGTCGACCCCGCCGGCTGCCGCGTCGACCGCGACGCCGAGGGCTGGTTCCACTGCGAGCGGGCGGAGCCCGCTCCCGAAGCCGCGGTCGTGGAGGGCTAGGTGGAGGGCAGGCTGACCCCGGTGCTCCACCTGACCAAGCCGGAGGATCAGCGCACGCTGCTCGGGGTGCTCGGGGTGGACCTGGACCTGATCGACGCGCACACGCACCCCTCCACGAGCGTGTTCTACTACCGCTTCTCGGCCAACACGGCCATGGCCGACCCGGGCGCGGGGCAGTACCGCATCAACACGGGCCTGTTCACGACGTCGACGGCGCTGGCGCTGGACGTCGTGACCGACAACGGCACCGACGTCACGAGCGTGCTCTCCTCCATCCTGGCCGGGGACCTGCTCTACGTCCAGACGCAGGCGTCGAGCGCCAACTGGGCGCGCTACCAGGTCACGGCCACCCCGACCAACCAGGGCGGGTGGTTCCAGATCCCGGTCACGCCCGTCTCCTCGGGCGGGAGTGCGCCCAACAACAACGCGCCCTGCCTGATCCAGGTCACGATGGGCTCCGGCGGTGGCGGCGGCGGCGGGATGACGAACCCGATGACGGCGCCCGAGGACTTGATCAAGGGCGGCGCGGGCGGGACGCCGACCCGCTTCGCCCGCGGGGCCGAGGGCCAGGTCATGATCGTGTACCAGGGCCAGATCATCTGGGCGACGCCGACCTGGATCGTCAACCCGATGTCGGCCGTCGGCGACATGGTCATGGGCGGGACGGCCGGGCAGCCGATGCGCCTGGCCGGGGGGACCAACAACCAGATCCTGACCTTCGTCGGGGGCTTCCCCTCCTGGCAGACGCCGGCGTCGAGCCTGCCGCCCAACGGTGCCGCCGGCGGCGACCTCACCGGGACCTACCCCTCCCCGCAACTCGCCCCAGGTGTGATCGTGGATGGGGACGTGGCGGCCGCGAACAAGGACGGCACGGCCGCCACGCCGTCGCTGCGGACGCTCGGGGCGGGCGCCCAGCAGGCCGCGGCGGGCAACCACGCGCACGCGGCGTCGGCGGCCGAGAACGAACTCACGAACCCCGGCCTGGAGACCTGGGCCAGGGGCAACGGCCCGTTCACGGCCCACCTGGCCTACGGCCCCGACGCCTGGCGGATCGAGCTTTCGGGTGGGTCGATCCTCTCGGTCACCCCCGACACGACCAACGTGGACGCCGGCTCGGGCAAGGCCGCCGCCCTGGCCTACACCCACGCGGCCGGCGGGGCGGCCTACCTCGGGCAGGCGCTCGAGGGCTACGCGCAGTTGCGCGGGCGCACGGTGACGTTCGCGGTCCGGGTGCAGGCGCCGGCGGCCAACCGGGCCTGGGTGCGGCTCGTCGACGGGACGACGACCTACGACTCGGGCTACAACGCCACGACCGCCTACGAGACCCTCGCGCTCACGGTCGCCGTGCCGGCCACCGCGACGGCCCTGCGCGCCTACGTCGGCCTCACCAACGGGACGGGGACGGTGTACCTGGACAACGCGACGCTCTGGGCCGGGTCGGCCGCGCTCGCCTACGCGCCGCTGCACCCGGCCGAGGAGCTCATCCGCTGCCAGCGTTACTACCAGGAGATCGGGGGCCTGGACACCAACGAGTTCCTCGGGACCGGGCAGAACGTGTCGACCACCGCCGGCCAACTGGTCCTGCGCTACCCGGTCGAGATGTACGCCGCCCCGACGGTCACGGTCTCGGCGCCGGGCGACTGGCAGGTCTTCGACGCCGGCGGGGCGGCGCTGGTCTGCACCGCGCTCAACATCGGCCTGATCACGCGGCGGTCGCTGCGGGTCCAGTACGTGGTCGCCGCGGGCCTGGTCGCCGGCAACGCCGGGACGGTGCGCGCCAACTCGACCGCGGCGGCGCGCATCCGCCTCGAATCGAACCCGTGAGGAGCAGGAGGATACCGTGCCCGCCGGCTTGAACGCGAACCTGACCAAGCAGTCGGTCGACGCCACGATCGGGGACGCCTGCCAGGCGCTCAACCGCGCCTTCATCGACGTCGAGAACGCCAAGGCCTTCCTCGACGTGGCGCAGGACCCGGACCTGGTCGCGCTCGGCTACACCGAGACCGACGTGGCGACGCTGCGCTCGGCGATGGCCGACCTCGACCAGTTGCGCCGGGTCTACGCGGGGCTCGAGGACGTGACGCCGGCCAAGGACTTCACGACGTTCGCCCGCCGCTTGTGGGGCACGGGCTACATCCCAGGGAGGTGACGCGATGCCGGACCAGTGGCAGGACGCGGGCGGGGGGATCACGGGACCGGTTGAGCGGGTCGTCGCGGTGACGCCGGCGGCGGCGGATTTGGCCGACGTGTGCCGGGCGGTCTACGTCGGCGGGACGGGGACGCTGGTGGTGCGCTTCGCGAAGGCGCCGACGACCGACGTCACGCTGACCGCCGTCGCGGCCGGCGTGTGGCACCCGATGCGCCTGGTGCGGATCGGGACCGCCAGTACAGCGACTTCGATCCTAGCCGGTTACTGATGACGCGCATCGTGCAAGCAGGTTGGGAAAGTGGCGATGCTCAACAGGCCGGCTCGGTTGGGGCGACGGGGACCAACGTGCTGACGCCGGCCGCGGCGGCGTCGGCGCCCACGCCGCGCTCGGGGGGCTACTGCTTGAAGTGCGCGACGGCCTCCTCGAGAGTGGGCAGCAACACCACCCTCAACGCCGCCTACTCGCGCACGAGCGTGCCGCACGCGACGCTCGCCGAGGTCTGGGACGCCGTCGGCTTCTACTGGACGCACTCCTCGGAGCCGGGCGGGTCCTGCTGGGTGATGCTGCACACCCTCGGCGCCGACGGCAACGTCAACGTCATGCTCGCCTGCGACGCGGGGACGATCCGGGCCTACGCCGCGACCGCCGGGGCCGCCAACCCCAACAGCGCCAACTTCACCGCCATCGGCTCGGCGTCCGCCCCGGCCAGCGCCGGCGCCTGGCACCTCGTGGAGGTGCGCCTGATCGCGGCGACCACGGCGACGGGCACCTGCCAGGTCTACCTCGACGGCGTCCAGGTCATCAACGCGACCGCCGTGCGGACGGCGCAGACCGCGGCCAACTACGCGGTCGTGCTGCTGGGACTGACCGTCTTCGCGACGATCGGCACCTCCACCTGCGTCCACGCCTACGACGACCTCCGCATCAACTCCACCGCCGGCACGGTCAACAACGGCCGCCCCGGCGACGAGTCGATCCGCCTGATCGTCCCCAACGCCCCCGGCGACCTGACGCAGCTCACGCGGGGCGGGACCGACACGGGCGCGAACTGGGACCAGTGCGACGAGGTGCCCGCCTCGACGGCCGAGTACGTGACCGGCGCCGGGGCGGGCCTGACGGACCTCTACCACACGACCGACCTGGCACCCACATCCGTCTCGGCGGTGAACGTGCTGGCGCTCGCCTCCAACGCGAGCGGCGGCGGCACGGTCGCGCTCGTCACCAAGACGCCAGCCGGGCAGTCGAGCGGCACGCCGGTGTCGCTGCAAACGACCTGGGGGTGGACCTCGAGGCTCCTCGAGACCGACCCCAGCGGGGGCGCGGCGTGGGACTCGGCCAAGCTTGCTGCCTTGCAGCTCGGCGTTTCGGTCGGCTAGCCGATGCCGCCGTCTGTCGCGTCGGTCCTGGGTGAGGCGGCCGTGACGGGGTCGCAGCAGGCGGTCGCGTTCCTCGCGGCCGAGGTGGCGTTCAGTCCGGCCTACGCCGCGGTGGCGAACGTGGTCGCCGAGGTGGCGGGGACGTTCCCGGCGCCGCCGGCGTCGGTGGCGGTCCGGTCGCTGACCCACCTCGCGCCGGGCAACGGGATCGGGGGCTGGTGATGCCGACCTCGCTGGAGATGGGTGTGCCGCTCGTCGGATCGGGCGGCCTGGCGCTGACGCCGCCGGCGCCCACCTACGTGGACGACTTCACCCGGGCCGACTCGGCGACGTCGCTGGGGAGCCACCCCAACGGCTCGGCCTACGTGGCCCACGCGGGGACGTGGGGCATCGCGTCGAACCAGGCGTACTCGGCGTCGGACGGGACGACGGACCGGGTCAGTTGCGACGGCGGGCGCAACGACGGCACGTTCTCGGTCGACGTGACCGGGGGGTACACCTCCGCGACCAAACGCACGCCGGGCCTCCTGTTCCGGGGCCTGGACGGACAGAATTTCCTGTGGCTCACGCTCGAGCCGAACCTCAGCTTGTGGAAGCTCGACGCCGGCGCGGCCGGGAACCTCAGAGTCGTCGTGGCGGCGCCGGTCGACGGCACCACCTACCAACTGCGCGCGGTCTGCGCGGGCACCAGCATCGAGTGCTGGTGGGGCTCAACCCTCGGGTTCACCTACACCCTGGCGGGTGGCGACACCAAATTCGCCGGACCGACCTACACCCGCGTGGGGTTGCGGCTGACGAAGAACGGAACGCCCACGCTGCCGGGGCGGGCCGACAACCTGTCGATCGGGCCGTGAGGAGGCGCTGATGCTCCAGCAGGGCCTGGTGGTGTTGAGCCAAAACGACGTGGACGCGCCCGCGTTACCGGCGATCTGCTCCGTCTCCAAGGAGGAGAGCTGGGACGACGGCGGCTACAGCCTGGCCGTTGCGGCCGCGGCGGCGGGCCGGCTCGCGATCGACCGGCCGTATTTTGTGGACAACCCGCCGATCGACTGGGTGGTCGGTAAGTGCAACCGCAACGCGGCGGCCGGCATCCTGACACAGCTTGGGAACGAGCAGAACCTCCCGCTCGAGGGCTGGGAGGGTGGGCTCGAGGCCTGGTGGCAGTTCGAGGCGGCGGTGCTGGCCGCGGTCGACCGCCCGGAGATGGTGCTCGCGATGCCGCCGAGTCCGGGCGTGGCCGGCTGGCAGGACTGGCTCTCGAGCGACGGCCCGCAGGCCTGCCACGCCTACGGCACGCTCGAGCAGATGAAGCAGACCGTCGCCGAGGTGCTGACCGAGTGCTCGGGCGACGTCTACATCACCGAGTGCAACTTCGGGGCGGGTAATTCGGTTGACGTCGATGCCTGGACGACGGATTCCTTCTGGCCCTTCCTCGACTGGTGCGCCACGCAGCCGCGCATCAAGGCCGTGTGCTACTTCGCCTGGGTCTGGCACGGCGCCCCATCGCTGCCGACGCCGGTCGACGCGAAAGGAACCTCTGTTGTGGACGCGCTGACGGAGTGGACGCCGCCGGCCGGCGGGGGCGCCAACGGGGACATCGTCCTGGGCGTGCCGACCGAGGACGCGCCGGCCAGCCCGGCCAACTACACCCGTGGCCCGCGCGAGCGGACCAGGGGCGTGGTCGTCCACACGACCCGCGGGGGCACGGCCTCGGCGGCCGACGACTACTCCGCCACGAAGCACTGGTTCGCGAACCCGCAGGCGCAGGTGTCGGCGCATTTGGTCGTCGGGCCGGACCGGGTCGCGCGCTGCGTCCACGACCAGGACATCGCCTGGCACGCGCGCACGGCCAACGCCGAGTGGCTCGGCATCGAAATCGCCCAGCCGACGATGTCGAGCCCCATCAGCGACTTCCAGTACCAGGCGGCGGCGGAGGCGTGCCGGTTGTGGGCGGACAAATACGACTTCCCCCGCGAGCGGGTCTTGAGCGAGACCGCCTACGGGTTGCTCGGTCATGAAGACTCGGAAAGTGGACGAGCGGATCAAAAGACAGATCCGGGCGTGCCGCCGGCCGGCGTGTTCGACTGGAGCCGCTTCGTCCTGGCGTGCCGGCAGGCGAGCGCGTTCGACGTGGACGCGGTGCGGGACGAGGTGTGGCAGCTCGCCGAGACGCTCGAGCAGAACGGCTGGCCCTGGTTTGGTCAGAATTTGAAGAGTGCCGTCGCCCAGAGCAAGGGGGACCAGTAGATGCAGGTGCCGCCGATCACGGTCGGGTTCGTGCTCGCGATCGTCGCGCTGGTGCTGGCGCTGCTCGGCGTGTTCGGGGTCTTGCCGGCGCGGGAGCAGATCGTGTTCGGGCTGATCGCCCTGGTCGCGGCGAGCCGCCTGGTCTAGTGCGCCCACGCCCGCGACTCGCGCCCGAGGCGATCTTCCTCCTGGTCGTGATCCTGCTGATCCTGGCCGCGCTGGCGGCGGGGGTCTGGCTGCGCTCCTGAATGCGCCCGACGCTCGCCTTCCTGGCCGGCGTCGTCCTGGTGCTGGCGCTCTGCCGGGTGGACGACGCGGGCGCCAACCCCGGCCACGACAAGATGACGGCGACCGCGGCCGCGGCGGCGACGATGACCGCCGACGCGCGCACGGCCACGGCCGCGACCGCGACGGCGAGCACGACGGCGTCGCCGACGGCGACCCTGGCGCCGACGGCCACACCGGGGGCGGCGGTTACCGGGACGCCGGCGACGTCACCGACGCCCACGGGCACGCCGCGCCACCCGACGCGCACGCCGCGTGCCGGCGGCGTGCGGGTCTGGCTGCCGTGGGTGGGCTAACGGGCCCCCCAGGCCCTAAAGCGGGTAGAGGGCGCGGCCGATCGCCTCGACGACGCCCAGCACGCGCACGGCGTCGTCCAGGCGCACCGGGACGTGGCGGGGGTTGGTCAGCCACCAGGAGCCCGACCAGCGGGCCGCCTCCCCGACCAGAACCGTGCCGCACGCGAGCTCGGCCGCGACCAGCGCCCCCACCGCGAGCGGCCTCCGGTCGCTGAGCACGAGGTGGTCGCCGGGCTTGACGTCCGGCGCGAGGCAGTCGCCATCGACGGTGAGCGTGAGCGGCACGAGTTCATCCCTCCCGAATTCATCGGGCGGCCGGGCGCGGCCTCTCCCCATCCCTTCCATCCGGGGCGCGCGGTAGCCGCCTGGTCCTGGCGGCGGCCACCCCGTCGGTCGGGGCGCTCGGTGGGGTGGCGCGTGCCCTCAGGTTACCAGAACGTTAAGGAATCCGCACCTGACCCGTGGGCCAGCGGCGGCCTGGCCTTGCGGGGAGTTGCGCGCTGGCCTGCTGGGGACGCGCGCTAGGGTTCGGGCCGCGGGCGCAGCAGGATGCGCCACAGGCGATCACCGGCGGCCCGGCTCGCGGCCTCGCGTGCGCGGACGTGCAGGCAGTCCTTCGGGAGCAGGGGCGGGCAACCGCAGCACGAGCAGTAGCGGTTCGCGATGTCCTCGGGGTGGCTCGACGCCCGGTTGCAGTAGGGGCAGACGAAGCGCTCGCTCACGGCTCGGTGATCTGCACGAGGGCCATCGCGCCGACGACGCGGTCGACCTCATCCAGGCGCAGCGGCGGGTCTCGTGGGTCGGCCGAGTGCAGCGTCACCTCGTCCGCTCCGACGGTCCGCAGGAGCAGGCGCTCGCCGGCCACGACCGCGACGGCGCGGCCGGGGGCCGACGGGCGCGTGGGGTCGATCCAGATCGTGTCGCCGGCCAGGACCGGGCGCGTCCGGTCGCTCAGGCTGTCGCCGCGGACCCGGACGCTGAAGATGTTCTCGTAGCCCTCGGCCTCGATCACGGCGCGGGCGAGGTCGGTCGCGTCGCCCTGGTCGGGCAGGCCGACCGGCCGGCCGGCGTGGGCGCTCCGGGGCGTGGTGGCGGACGGCGGCGGGGGTGCGCGTTCGACGTAGCGGCGCACGAACTCGCGGAACCATTGCGGCGGCTCGTCGTCGACCTGCGCGGTCGCGCCGTGCGCGGCCGGGGCGTGCGGTGCCCCGGCGATCGGCGGCAGGGGGTCCTGCGCGGGGTCGGCCGGCTCGCGGTGCCAGCGCAAGAGGTCGTCGACCGTGACGCCGGGGCGCAAGCCCGCGAGCTTCGCCAGGGTGGCCTCGTCGGGGTAGCGGGTCTCGCCGTAGATGAGGTTGGCGATCGTGACGTGGCTGAGCTTCAGCGCCCGGCCGGCCTCGCGGTTCGACCAGCAGCGGCGGTCCAGCTCCGCCGCGACGTACTGGGCCAGCTTGTCCGGGAACCGGCTCCCGCGGTCGCGCGCGTCCACGCGGTCGATGGTAACCGCAACCGCTTGACACGTGTTTACCAATCGGTTATCTTGGTCATGGTTACTAGTGACCATGATTTCCACGTATCCTGGGGGCGCGGTGAGACACCCGATCCTGGCGCGCATGAAGGCCGATGGCCGCACGGCCGTCTGGCTGGCGGGGCGCACCGGCTACCACGCGAAGTACCTGTCGCGGGTCTTCCACGGGCACCGACCCGCGAACCCGACGCTGCGCGCCGCCTGCGCGGCCGAGCTCGGGGTGCCCGAGGCCGAGTTGTTCCACCAAGGCGACTCCATCGCACGCCCCACGGCGGGGCAGTTCCGCGATGGAGCCGCGGTGGCGGCATTGTCCGCCGATCCGACGCCGCTGTCAACCCCACAGGAGGCGCCGCTCGAGCGCACGGCTTAGGCAGCCGGGCCGGCGGGGCGCCCATGGAGCGGGCGGCCCCCGCCGCACACCGACCGGGCACGCGGAAAGGAAAAACCCGACTCCGAGTCTAACCCTCGAGCAGTCGGGCGACAAGGAGAAACGTGATCACGATCCAGCATCCGCACAACACCCCGGGGCCGTGGCGCACGCCCCACACGCCGCCCCCGTGGATCAGCCACGACACCGACGAGGGCGAGTGGGTGGTCGATCTACCCGACGCGCTGCACGCCTCGGTCACGCGCCTCTACTTCGGAGACATGGAGACCAACACCGGCACCGACATCGCCAACGCCGACCTCGTCGCCGCCGCACCGGACCTGCTGGCGTTCGCGCGGCGTGTCGATGCGGTGGCCCGGTCGGACGCGCGCGGCTGGGCTGACTGGGCACGAATCGCGGACGAAGCCCGTGCCGCCATCACCAAGGCGACCGGGGAGGCAGGCTCGTGAAAGCCACCCTGGACACCACCCACCACGGCGTCAGCGCCACGGTCCTCTCGGCGGGGACGGGCCGCTACACCCTCGCCGTGCGGGCCGTGGAGGCGGCGGCCTGGATCGAGGTCGACCTGACCGCCGAGGGCATCGGCGTGCTGGTCGCGGCGCTCTTGGAGCACTTCGACCGCGACGCCCTGCGGGCCGTGATCGCGAGCCACCTGGGCGCGGAGCGGGCCGCCCTCGCCGCCGTCGTGCGGGCGGAGCCCGCACCGAAGCTGGAGGCCGAGCGATGAGCGAGCCGTGCCGGCCCCTGCACGAGTGGTTCCTCGAGGACTTGGGGCCCAACGGCTACGTCGCCGGACCGCCGCCGTGGGGCAACCGCGACAACGAGTGGATCGACGCCGAGATCGCCGAGGCCGCGACCTGCGCGTCCTGCGGCGCGCGGGACTGCTTCTGGTGGCCCGTCCACAACCCCGACGAGCACTCCTACCGCGCCTTCGTCCGGTGCAACCCCTGCGGGCACCTCAGTGAGTTTTGAGATGACCCGCGCCGACGTCTGCCTGGACCCGACCTGCCGCTGGATGCGAACGCGCCCCGACGGCACCCCGCCGCCGTGGTGCTGCCCGCGCTGCGGCGGACCGTTGCTGGTGCCGGCGCGGCGGCCGACGCTGGTCGGGCTGGTGCGCCGCTACGACCCGATCGGGGACGCGACGTGAGCGCGACGCGCCTGACGGGTGAACGCGGCGCCAGCGGGCAGTTCGCGGTCCACAGCCGGTCGCGGCCGGGCGCGAGCTACCGGGCGGAGTACGCCATGACCGGCGCGGTGGTGTGCCGCTGCGCCGGCTTCTCCTACCGCGGCCGCTGCCACCACCAGGGCGAGGTGGCGGCGGCGGTCGCGTTGGAGGCGGTGTCCGAGGTGGAGCGCCACCGGCTGGCGCTCGAGGAGATCGGCGAGTTGTTCGACTGTGGCTGAACAGGAGGTGGGCGTGACCGAGACCCACGCATTGGCGATCGCGCCGGCGGCGGCCCTGCCGTCGCCGGAGGAGTGGCGGACCGTCGTCGAGATGGCGAAGGTGATGGTGCCGACGGGGCTGTTGCCGTCGACCATCCGCACGCCCGAGCAGGCGGTTCTGATCATGCTGAAGGGGCGCGAGTTGCGGGTGCCGCCGCTGCACGCGCTGTCGAACATCGTCGTGGTCAACAACAAGCCGGCCTGCTCGGCGGAGTTGATGCTGGCGCTCATCTACCGCGACCACGGCGACGAGGCGGTGATCGTCGAGGAGTCGACGCCCCTGGTCTGCCGGGTGAGCTACAAGCGGCGGCACTGGGACGGGCGGCGGTCGTTCCAGTTCTCGATCGAGGACGCGAAGAACGCCAGCCTCTCCAGCGACACCTGGAAGAAGTACCCGCAGGCGATGCTGCGGGCCAGAGCAACGTCGGCGGTCGCGCGCCTGGCCTTCCCCGACTCGCTGGGCGGGATGTACACGCCCGAGGAATTGGGGGCGACGGTCCGCGTGACCGACGGCGGCGAGGTCGAGGTGGCCGCGCTGCCCGACGCCGCACCGCCACCGGCCGCCACCTCACCGCCAGCACCCGCCGGCGAGCTGACGCCGCGGGCGCAGGCGGCGGTGGCGTCCTGGGAGGCGACCGTGGCCGAGGCGGACGCGGAGGGCCGGTGGCAGGGGGAGCGGCTGGAGGCGGCGCGGCTGCGGGCGCAGCCGTGGACGGTGCCGGCGGACGACGTGGACGGCCTGGTGGGCAAGGAGTTGTGGGAGGCCTGCAACAAGATGAAGCGGCTCTTGCGGGCACGGGAGTTGATGGTGCCGCCAGACCCCGCCGAGCGGTCGAGCGTCCCGGCCTGGCGGTCCTGGTGGCACGACTGCGTGGCGCTGCTGCGGGCGGCCGAGGCGGCGGTGCCGGCATGATGGCCGGCCGGCGGGCCGAGGCGGCCGTGATCGGGGCGCTCCTGATCGACCCCGCAGCGGTGCGCGTCGTCCGGACGGTCCTGGCGTCCGACGACTTCGGCTCCGACCGGGCGCGGCGCGTCTACCTGGCCGCGCTGGCGCTCGACGACGCGGGGATCGCCGTCGACTACGTGACGTTGGTCGAGGAGTTGGAGCGGCGGGGTGAGCTCGCCGCCGTCGGCGAGGCCAACCTGACCGCGGCGATCAACTGGTGCCCATGCTCGCTCTACGCGGCCGACTACGCGCGGGCGGTCGTGGCGGCGAGCGGCGGCCGGCGCGGCCGTGGCTTCTACGCCGGCGCACCACCGGGGGGCCTCGTGGTGGAGTGAGTGCGAACGACTTCGCCGTCACCGACGGCCCGCGCGGACGCGCCTACCTCTGGCCCGGCTACGGCTTCGCCGTGACCGCGTCGGAGGTGCGCCGCACGAGCCTGGGGCTGTACGCCGAGCTGACGGTCGAGTCGGTCGGGGAGGGCAGGAACGGGCACGTCTTCTGGGAGCGGCTCAACCTGGCGCGGGCCGACGACAAGGCCCGCGCGGTGAAGTTCTTGGCCGGCTTCTGCGCGGACCACGGGCAGACCGGCGTGCCGTGGGAGCGGATGCTCGAGGTGGTGCGGATGGACGTGCGCGCGGTCGGGCGCCTCGGGGCGCCGTTCGTGCGGCTGCGGGACGTGCCGGCCCGCCCGCAGCGGTGGCTGATCGACCGCGTCGTGCCGCACGGCGACCCGACCGTCTTCTTCGCCGCCGGCGGGACGGGCAAGTCGACGCTGGTCGCCGTCCTGGCGGTGGTGCTGGCGACCGGGCGGGCGGTGCCGCCGTTCCGCCCCGTCTGCGGCCCGCTGCCGGTCGTGCTGCTCGACTGGGAGACGACCGAGTCGGAGTGGGCGCGGCGGGTGGCGGCGGTCTGCCGCTGGCTCGACGAGGAGATCCCCGCCGGCCTGGTCTACCGCGCCCAGGCGGGCTCGCTGGTCGACGAGCTCGACGGCGTGCGCGCCCAGGTGGAGCGCCTGGGCGCCGGCGCCGTGGTCGTGGACTCGCTGATGGGCGCCTTCGGCGGGCCGATCGCGCCCGAGGTGACGACGCCGTTCTACAACGCGCTCCGGTCGCTCCCGGTCACGCCCCTGATCGTCCACCACCTGACCAAGTTCGAGGCCGCCCAGCAGCACGGGCCGCCGCAGATGTACGGGGACGTGACGATCACCAACCGGGCGCGGGCGGCCTGGGCGCTCGGGCGCGACGAGGCGTCCGACGGCGACGACCGGATCGACCTCGTGCTGACCAACACCAAGATGAACGGCGCCCCGATCCAGCGGAGCCTCGGCGTGCGCCTGCGCCACCACGATGCCGAGTCGGAGGACTACGCGATCTCGGTCGAGCAGTTCGACCCGCTCGCGGCCGCGACCGTCTCGACCAACCTGCGCCTGGGCGACCGCATCGTCGCGGAATTGCGCGCCGGCCAGCGCACGGAGGCCGAGCTGGTCGAGGCGACCGGCGCCGCCCGGACGACCGTGATGCGCCGGCTGGACGCGCTGCTGGACCGCGGCCTGGTCGAGCGCCTCAGCGGCGGCCGCGGGCGCGGCAAGGCCGCCGCCTACGGGCTGGTGGGCATTTTCGACCGCCCGGCGACCAACGGATTCCACCCCCCCGAGGAGGGCGCGTGAGCCCCGCACACAAAATGCCCACCCCTATAGAAAAAAAGAGTTGGGCATTTTCCCGGTCGGCCCTGGCTGCGCCGACCTGGACCGGAAAAATGCCCGTGGTGGGCATTTACGTAAATGCCCGGTTGGGCATTTTCCCGGCGGTGCCGGCGTGAGCCTGCCGGCGATCTACCTGGCCGGCAAGATCGCGGCGGGCGACTGGCGGCACCGCGTCGTCGACGGCCTGCGGGAGGAGTGCGTGCGACTGCACGAGCAGGACGACCACTACGCCTGGCGGCGCTTACCGGGCGCGGTCGGCGGACGGTTCGACTACGTCGGGCCGTACTTCGTCGATTGCGGGCACGGCCGGTGCTACCACGGGCCGCGCAGTCACGGGGGCGGCGCCGACAGCTCGTTCTGGTGCGACGGCGCCAGCACCACGCAGCGCCACCGGCAGGGACGCATCGCGCGGGCGTGCCTGGAGGCCGCTCGGCAGGCCGACGTCGTCCTGGTCTGGCTCGACGACCCGACCGCGCATGGGACGCTGGTGGAGCTGGGGTTCGTCCTCGGTTGCATGACCGGACGGGTGTCCGACCGTCGGGTGGTGGTCGCCCGCCCGCACGCCGTCGATCGGTTGTACGACCCGACGGGTGGGCATGGGGGCGAATGCACGGTGGACGACCTCTGGTTCGCGTCGGCGCTGCCGGGCCTCGAGCACGTCCGCTTCGACGACCCGGTGTCCGCGGTCCGCGAGCTCGCGATCGCGCACCCGCCGGCGTTCGAGTCGCCGGCCGAGGCCGCGTTCTGGGTGGCCTGGCAACGCGGCGGTGGTCCCGAGCTCGCCGTCCAGCACGTCGTGCTGGGCGGCGCCTACCGGCTCGACTTCGCCCACCTCGGGTCGCAGACGGCGATCGAGATCGACGGCCTCGCCTACCACGGCGACCAGGCGGCCTTCCGGCGCGACCGCGAGCGCGACCGCCGGCTCACCGCCGCGGGCTGGCGGGTCGTGCGCTTCACGGCCAAGGAGGTCTTCGAGGACGCCGCTCGCTGCGCGTTCGAGGTGCGGCGCATGCTTCCGAGCGTTTCCGGGGTCGCCACGGCGGTGCCGGCGCCGTCCATCCCTCCGCCCGCGCGGATCGTCCTGTCCGGGAGCGCGGGCCCGAAGCGGGTCTGGGTGGTGATCCCGGCGAACCGATCGACGGACGAGCGGCCGGATCTGATCTCCCGCGCGATCGACCTCGTCGAGCAGGCCGAGGCCGGCGTGGACGAGGTCGCGGTGGTCGTCGCCGGGAGTAGGAGCCCGCTGACGCGGCGCCGCATCCGGTTCGGCGCCCTCGTCCAACAGGAGCTGCGCCGGCTCGGCCTCGAGCAGCACACCACGGTGGAGGATCTATGACCCGCACCTGCCCATCGTGCGGCCACCGCGGCCCGTCGGGGGCCTTCCCCCTGCTCCCGCCGGCCGACACACCGCCCCGCCACGACGGCCGGCGCCGGCAGTGCCCGGCCTGCGGCCACGCGGGCCGGGCCTGGACGTTCTCGGGCCGCTTCGCGCTCGTCGTCGTCCCCGACGCGCTCGACGACCTGCTGCGCTTCGAGCAGCGCGTCGTCCCCGAGCTCGTGCCGCCGCCCCTCGACCAACTCAAGCGCGCCGCCGGCCACCCGATGCTGCCGGGGCTGGAGGAGACGGCATGACGACCACCACCGCACCGGCGCCGGCCGTCTGGGTCACCGAGCGCGACTGGCGGGCGCTCGTCGTCGACTACGCGCACCTCCACGGCTGGCGCGTCTACTTCGCCTGGCGCTCGGATCACAGTCCCGCCGGCTTCCCCGACCTGACGCTCGTGCGGGGCGAGCGGCTCGTGTTCGCCGAGCTCAAGCGCCACGACGGCAAACTCACCGAGCACCAAATCGCCTGGATGACCGAGCTCGAGCGCGTGCCGGGCGTCGCGGTGTTTTGTTGGAAGCCGGTCGACTGGCCGGCCGTGCAGGCGGTGCTGGCATGACCCGGACCCGCGCCCCCGACCGGGAGCGCTGGCTGATCCACGTCGACTCCCCCTACGAGCGGCTCCCGCTGCGCGCCGTCCCCTGCGCCGAGCGGTCCTGCACCGCCACGTTCGCGACCCGCGACCCCCGCCAGCGCTACTGCTCGCCCGCCTGCCGCTACCGCGCCCGCCGCACACGATGGGAGGTGAGCCCGTGAGTACCACGCTGGTCCGGGTCACGGCGCCGCACGCCGTGTTCGGCTTCGTCGTCGACGACCGGACGCGGCGCGTCGTCGCCTGCGCGCCGATCGGACGCCGCCTCCTGATGGGCACGACCGCCGGCGAGGCGGTCGCGTCCTGCCGCGGTCGTGGGTGGCGGACCGAGACCGTGCGCGAGGAGGACCGATGACCCACCCATGGAGCGCTCCGGCGCTCGCCCGCGCCCTGCTGCTCGCGCTCATCCCGTTCCTGGCCGGCGTGGCCGTCTGCCGCGCGCAGGAGGTCGAGGTGCCACGGTACGAGGCGACGTCCCGTGGTAACCGGCCGGCCGTGCTCGATCGGGCCGAGGTGGCGGACCTGGCCGCGCTGGTCTGGGGGCCGGAGCTCGCCCCGCGCGTCGCGGCGGTCGTGCAGTGCGAATCGGGTGGCCGTCCCGGTGCCCGCAACGCCGGCTGGGATCCGGTCTACGGTGCGTACTCCTACCGCGGCCTGATGCAGGTCTCCGTCGGCTGGACGTGGCTCGCGCTCGAGCTGACCGGGTCATCGGACCTCGACGACCCCTACGTCAACCTCGTCACCGCCCGCGGCGTCTGGGAGCGGCAAGGCTGGGGTGCCTGGCCCTGGTGCGCCCGGTGATCACCCGGCTCGAGGAGGCCCGCTTGCGCGACGCCTGGTGCGTCGAACTGCTCCAGCGCACCAGCCCGGCCCACGTCCTCGGTCGCCTGTGGGCCGACGTCCGCGCCGGCGTCCCCGCCTACGACCCCGTCCCGACCCCCACCGACGGCCTCACCGAGCGCTGCGCCTGCGGCAACCGCTTCGCCCCCGGCCGCCGCGCCCCGCGCCTGTACTGCTCGCCCCGCTGCCGCTGGCGCGCGTCCCGCCGCCGTTACACCGATCGTCACGCCCCCAGGAGGACCGATGACCACCGATGACTACCGCCTCTACACCCTCGAGGAAGCCGCCCGCCTGCTCGGCGTCCGCTGGGGCGCCGTGCGCGACCTGGTCGAGTCGGGCCAGCTCCGCCACGTCCGGGTCGGCACCCGCTACCGCGTGCCGGCCTCCGCCCTCGCCCAGGTGGGTCAGGTGTGTCATGTCGGTGTGTCATGTCCTGCGCCGGAAACGGCCCCGCCGGGACGGTCTCGGACGGGTTCCGACCCGGTGATCAAGTTCAAAAAGCGGTTGGCGGACGGTGGGGGCTGAGATGGGACGGCGCGGCGGATGTGGTGGTACCACTTCCCACGCCCGCTATCCTCCGGATAGTCTCCGTTCGCAACCGCCGCTCGCCTGCTCGGCGGTGTGTCATGACGGTGCGTCATGCGCTACGTGGTGAGCCTCTCCGGCGGCGTCGCCTCGGCGGTGTCGGCCGAGCGCGCCATCCAGCGCCACGGGCGCGAGGCGGTGGCGCTGCGCTTCGCGGACACGTCCTGGGAGGACGAGGATCTGTACCGCTTCCTCGACGACCTGATGGCGCGCTGGGGCGGCGACCTGCTCCGCTACCGCGACGGGCGCACGCCGCTCCAGGTCGCCGAGGACAAGTCGATCATCCCGAACGCCAACATCGCGCCCTGCTCGTCCATCCTGAAGATCCAGCCGTTCGACACGATGGACCGGGAGGGGCCGAAGCCGGTCACGTCGCTCCTGGGGCTGGACTGGCGCGAGATGCACCGCGTCGAGCGGATGCGCGCCCGTTTCGCCTCGCTGGTCGCCGAGGGGCGCTACGTGGACTTCCCGCTGCTCTGGACGCCCTACGAGTTCCGGCCCTACGCCGAGGTCGTCCGCTCGTGGGGGATCACCCCACCCCGCCTGTACGCGCTCGGCTTTAAGCACAACAACTGCGGCGGGCGCTGCGTCAAGCAGGGGATCCGCGAGTGGCTGCGCCTGCGCGACGCCTTCCCGGAGCGGTTCGCCGAGGTCCGCGCGTGGGAGCTCGCCCAGCGGGCCAAGGGCGGACCGCGCGCCGACTTCGCGATCGTCAGCGACCGCCGACTCGGCCAGCGGCACCCGCTGCCGCTGGCCGCCCTGGCCACCCGGGACGCGCCGCCGCCGGGGGTGGTGCAGGAGGACATGTTCTCCTGCTTCTGCGGCGACGGGGAGGCGTCCTGATGCTACCCCTCGGCGACCAGGCGCTCGAGCGTGTCGGCCGCGCGCCGGTCGGCCGCGTCGGTGCCCCGCACGTAGGCGTCCAGCGTCGTCTTCACGGAGGCGTGCCGGGCCCGCTTCTGCACGTCGAGCACGTCGTGGCCGGCCTCCCGCAGCGCCGAGAGCGCCGCCCCCCGCAAATCGTGCAGCCGGCACCGCGGCAGCCCGGCGGCCGCGAGCGCCGCGTAGAACGCCCGCTCCACCTGCTCGTGGCGGAACGACCCGCCGTCCCCGCGGTCGAACACCAGCGCCCCGCCGGGCTGCTCCTTCCAGGCCGGCCCGCAGAGGCGCCGGCGCTCCTCCTGCGCCGCGTGGTGCCGGCGCAAGGCGTCCACCGCGTCGGCGGGGATCGCGAGGATCGCCTGGCTCGATTTGGTCTTGCCGGGGTTGACCCGCGGCACCCCGTCCACCGACTTGACCAGGATGCGGATCAGCCAGCACTCGCCGCGCCCGAGGTCGACGTTGATCCACGGCAAGGCGAGCAACTCGCCGTCGCGCGCCGCCAAATACCACGTCAGGCGCCAGAAGGCCTCGAGCGGGTCGCCCCGCAGACGGCTGGACCGGAACAGGTTGCCGACCTGCGCCGGGCTCAACTGCACCCGCTCGACCGCCTCGACGGCCGGCGCCTCCAGGCGCAGCACCGCCGCCGGCACCGGCACGTCCTGGTCGACCGCCCAGTTGAGGCAGGCCTGCAACGTCCGGTGGATCTGCCGCACCGTCGACGGCGCGTACCCCGCCGCGGCCCGCCCGGCCAAAAACTGCGTCACCTGCGCCCCGGTCAGGGTCGCCACCACCTGGCCCCCCAGCGGCCCGTCGGCCAGGTGCCGGCCGTAGCTCTTCCAGGTCGGGTAGGTCTTCGGCTTCACGAGCGCCCGGTCGGCCAGCCACTCCTCCGTCACCTGGCGCAGCGTCTTGCGCCGGCCGGCACCCGTGGGGAGTTTCGCGGCGGTGAGGTCGCGGATCACCTCGCGCAGCAACCGGTCGCGCTCGAGCCGGTCGGTCGAGGAGACCGAGTACTTGCGCCCCTCGTACTGCACCCGCCCGACGTACAGGCCGTCGGGCCGGCGGTAGCGGGTGCCCTCGTGCTTGCCGCGCCGCTTCGGCATCGCGGTCAGTGTGCCACAGGCGGCGGTGGGAGGTGAGCGTGCAGACCGAGCGCCGTGTGCTCGTGCAGATCGGCGGCGTGCCGACCGCGCTCGGCGGGCCGGCGGCCGAGCTGGTCGCGCTCGTCGCCGCCGGCACCCTCAGCCCGCGCACGCTGCGCCTGCTCGGCGCCCTCGCCGCCGAGGAGACCCGCCTCGGCGCCATCGGCAGCGGGAGGGTCGTCGTCGACCTCGGCGCCGGCCAGTTCCGCCTCCGCTTCGAGGAGGACCGCCCCCGCGTCACGGTCGCGACCGGGTGAGCACCTACTCGCTCGCCTACCTACGCCCCATCCTCGAGCCGCTCGGCTTCACCGGTGCCGTCCTCATCCAGGCCGGCGACGCGCACGAGTGGGCCGGCCTCGGCACGCTGGCCGACCGCGTGCGCCTCGGCCTCATCCCGCCCACGCAGCCCGAGGTCGTCGCCGACCGCGCCGCCGACGCCGGCTACCCGCCCGTCCGGGTCGCGGTCGCGATCGACCCGGCGGACGCGCTGCTGCTCGCCCGCGGCGACCTGGTCACCGCGCGCGACGTCGTCGACGCGCTGGTCGACGCGGCGGACGACTTCCTCGAGCGCGTGCGCCGCGACGCCTTCGAGCAGGCCGGCCGCGTGCCGGAGCTCTGACACCGCTCGCGATAGGAGGAACATGCGATGGTCTCCGTGCTGACCCCGGTCTCGAACAACGGCGCGGCCGTCATCGACCTCAGCGCCCCGTACACGGCGCGGGTCACCGTCGAGGGCACCGCCCCGATCCTCTTCCACGCCTGGAACACCGAGGCGGTCGAGGAGAAGGGCAAGGCCGCCAAGGGCTCCAAGGCCAAGAAGACCGACGACGTGGAGTCCTACGTCTACCGCTGCGACAACGGCAACATCGGCATCCCCGGCGCCTACCTGCGCGGCGCCGTCCTCGCGGCGGCCAAGTACCGCCAGGACCCACGCTCGCCGCGCAAGTCGGCCCAGGACCTGTTCAAGGCCGGCGTCGTCGCGACCACGATCCTGGCCGACACCGGCAAGGCGCACTGGGACGCCGTCGAGCGGCACCGCGTCAAGGTGCAAATGGCCGCCGTGACCCGCTCGCGCCCGGCGCTGTTCCCCGGCTGGCGCGCGACCTTCGACCTCAGCGTCCTCACCCCGGAGTACATCCCGCCCGACTTGCTCAACGCCGTCGTGCAGGAGGCCGGCCGTCTCGTCGGCCTGGCCGACTTCCGCCCCACCTACGGCCGCTTCCAGGTCGTCGCCTTCGACGTCCTGCGCGACTAGGGTCCGGTGCGCCGCGATTGGCTCCGGCGCGGTCTGCTTGGCTCGGGTCTGGTCTGGTCTGGCGCGGCACGGTTGGCCACGGTTTGCTCTGCTCTGCTGCGGTCCGGCGGGCCATGGCTCGGTCGGGTCAGCTCGTGCAGGGTGGGTTTGGGTTCGGTCCGGCACGGCAGGGTCCGGCGGGGCTAGCACGGGTGGGGTGCGGCGGGCTGCGGATGGGCGGGGTGGGTTCGCGTTCTGGTATGGCCGGCTCGGATGTGGCTAGGCGTGCTCGGGCCTGTCGGGGCAACGGCCTGCCACGGCGAGGCGAGCCGTGGGCTGGCCTGGCTTGTCGTGGTCTGGTTCCGTTGGGTCGGGTCCGGTGTGGCGCGCCGGCGACGTGCTTGAAACGCGCCCCGCCAGGCGCTAGACTGCCGACCAGGTCCGCACCTCGCACCCGAGCCCGGACTCCTCCGTCAGAGGAGCCGGGCTTTCCGCGTTTCCGGGGGTCGGATGGCGACTGAGGTACAGGCGGTACAGCAGAAAAGGCGGTTCCTGGCCGCCTTCGCCGCGTCGGGCAACGTCTCCGCCGCCTGCCGCGCGGCCCGCGTGCCCCGGCAGAACGTCTACCGCTGGCAGGAGATCGACGACGCCTTCGTCCTGGCCTACCGCGCCGCCGAGGTCCAGGCCGTCGATGCGCTCGAGGCCGAGGCCCGCCGCCGCGCCACCGGCTACCCCGTCACCACGGTCGACGCCGCCGGCGCCGAGCACACCGTCACCCGCTACTCCGACACACTGCTGATCTTCCTGCTCAAGGGCGCCCGACCCGAGAAGTACCGCGACAAGGTCGACCTCACCGTCAGCCAGGTCGTCCGCGAGTACCGCGACCTCGACACGAGCCGCGTCTGATGCTCCTGCCCGTCCTCGAGCGCGTCCAGGGGCCGCCACCGGCGTCGTCGGGCGCCTACCAACCCAAGGGCGCCGCCCAGGCGTTGATGTACTGCCGCGACCCCGAGGTGCTCATCGAGGGGCCGGCCGACACGGGCAAGAGCCGCGCCTGCCTGGCGAAGCTGGACATCTGCGCGGTCAACTACCCGAAGATGCGCGGGGGCCTGTTCCGCAAGACCCGCGTATCGCTGACGCAGACCGCGATGGTCACCTTCGAGGAGAAGGTGCTGCCGTCGCCCTCGGGCGTGCGGTTCCACCACGAGGAGCAGGAGTACCGCTACCCCAACGGCTCGGTCCTCATCGTCGCCGGCCTGGACGACCCCGAGAAGATCAAGTCGCTGGAGTTGGACGTCGCCTACGTGCAGGAGGCGACCGAGCTCGAGCTCGGCGACTGGGAGATCCTCCGCTCGCGCCTGCGCCACGACGTGATGCCCTACCGCCAACTGATCGGCGACTGCAACCCCGCCGGCCCCGACCACTGGCTCAACCAGCGCTGCGCCGCCGGCGCCACCACGCGCCTGCGCTCCCGCCACGAGGACAACCCGTCCATCACCCCCGAGCGCCTCGCCGCGCTCGATGCCCTGACCGGCTACCGCCACCGGCGCCTGCGCCTGGGCGAGTGGTGCGCGGCCGACGGGATGTTCTTCCCCGAGTGGGACCCCGACCGCCACGTCGTCGCCCCGATCCGGGTCCCGCCGCACTGGCCGCGCTGGACCGCGACCGACTACGGCTACGCGGCGCCGTTCTGCACGCTCTTCTTCGCCCGCGACCCCGCGACCCGGCGCGTCTACGTGAGCGGCGAGCTCTACGCCGCCGGCAAGCGGGACGCCGAGCAGGCCGACCTGGTCGCCGCCCGCGTCGCCCGCGAGCGCGCCGACCTCGGCCTCGCCGGCGACGGGCGCCTCTACGGCCTGCACGTCGGCGACCCGTCGATGTTCGCCAAGCGGTCCGAGCAGGACAAGCCCTCGATCGCGAGCGTCTACCGCGCCCGCGGCGTGCCGCTGGTCCCCGGCGGCAACAACCGCCGCCACGGCTGGCAGGTCGTGCGCGACGCCCTGGCCGACCAGGCCGACGGGGTGCCGAAACTGCAGTTGCTGCGGGGCCGCTGCCCCAACCTCGAGCGCACGCTGCCGGCGATGGTCCACGACCCGCTCGACCCCGAGGACCTGGCCGACGCGCTCAAGTCCGTCAAGACCGAAGACCACGCCGCCGACGCCCTCCGCTACGGACTCGTCGCCGAGGCCAGTCCGCCGCCTCCGGTGGCGCGGCCCGTCGTGTGGGAGCGGTAACCGTGCGCGCAAGGAATGTTGGCTGGTGGGATACAATGGGGGATGACGGAAACACCCCGCGTCCTCGTCCTGTCTCCGACCAAGCAATCGTTCCTGGGCGTCAACTACTGGCCCGTGCGCGGCGGCTACTTCGCGCACCAGGGCCGGATGTTGCACCGGGTGGTGTGGCAGCACCACCACGGCCCGATCGTCCGCTCGACCCACGTCCACCACGTCGACCACGACGTGACCAACAACCAGATCGAGAACCTGGAGGCGATACCGGCACCCGACCACGTCGCGCACCACGCCTCGACGCCCGCGCACCAGGCCGCCGCGCGGCGCAACCAGAAGATCGCCCAACCGTTCGCCGCGGCGGCGCAGAAGCGACCCGAGAACCGCGCCAAGCACGCAGCCTACAAGCAGGCGTACTGGGACACGCACCCACTGATCGAGCACACCTGCCTGTTGTGCGGCACCGTGTACGCGCGCCGCTCCAAGAAGGCGCGGTACTGCTCCGAGCGGTGCCGGACGGTGGCGAAGTACCGCCTCAAGGCGTGGGGCACCCTGCACCGCTGAGGGCGTGCGCGTGACCGACACCCTGCCGACAACCTCGTCCGATGCGCGCTACGTCGCCCAAGCGCTTGAATTAGTCGATACATTAAAGAGCGAGTTTCAGGAAAGAGATGCACTATACGAGCGCATAGACCGCACCTTGTACACGGGCTACGAAACAAAAATCCCGAAAGGCTACAAAGGTGTCGGGATTCCCAGGCATAACCCTCTCCCTATTTACTTCACTAATACTATAACCGCCGCCTTAACCGTCGATCCCCCCGCCGTCCAGTTCCCGGTCACGGGTGCGGCCGAGTCGCAGCAGGTGAACGCCACCCTGCGGGAGCACTTCTTCGACGCCTCGTGGGTGCGCCAGGAGGAGGAGGCGGAGTCGCCGCTCTTCCGGCGCTTCGTCCACTCGGTCGTGTGCCGGGGCGAGGGCGTGCTCAAGACGCTTCCGAGAACGCGGAGCGCCTGGGCGGACTACGCCAGTTTCTCGAAGGAGCTCGAGAAGGAGCTCACGACCGGCAAGTACGCGACGCTGGATTCGGACAGCAAAGACAGGTACTACGACAGCCGGACGGAGGACTACAAAAAAACAGTCGCGCCGTACCCGCTGCGCTCCGCCGACGTGGACGCGGCGACCTGGTACTACTGGAAGGGCGACGACGGGTTGACGCTCGGGGTCGAGCACAAGCAGGTGCCGTACCTGGAGACGCTGACGCGCTACGGGATGGCGCTGGACCGCGAGGGGCGGATCGTCCCGCAGGGGCTCGGGCAGGCGCTGCCGGTGTCGGAGTGGCGCACGGCGATGGCCGGCACGTCCACCTTGACGCTGACGGAACTGTGGACCTGGAATCGGTGCGCGTACATCTTGAGCGGCCAGAACCAGTTCTCGGGGTCGAACGGCGGCCGCGGCCGGGGCGAGCTGGTCAAGACGTTCACCCACCGCTACGGGGATCCGGTCACGCAGTCCTTGCGCGGGCCGTACGCGCACTGCCTGGGGACGACGACGGGGAGCCGGCTGCCCGAGCGGGCGGGCCTGGGCGTCTTGTACGGGTTCTTGGATCTGTTCGACCAGATCGACGAGATGCTGACGGTCCAGCAGATCAACGCCGTGATGACGGGGCTGGCGAGTTTCAAGCGCAACCGCCCGCCGGGCACGGGCGTCGCGAACTCGGACTACGGCGACGACGGGCGG